TTAGGTACTAATGTGTCTAAAACTGTAATTGGTACCACTATCAACTTAACAGCTACTACTATTAACACTCTATTTGGTTCAAATACTCAACTTTATACAACATTACAAATTGTTGGTAGAGACAGTGGAGCTCGAGTAACTATACCAGTTATTATTACTAAAACAACATAATATAAGATATGTCATTTAAAAGATTAGATCCTGAAGATTTTTTAATTAGTGCTGATAGTATAACAGCTGGTGCTTGGACTGGAAATTCTCCAATCTTAACATCATTTAATGACTCAACTACCCAATTAGCAGGGGCAAGTGGTAATTATTATTTAAATGTTTATCAAACAACAGCCACATCTGAAGATGCTGAAGTACAATTTAATATAGCTTATGCTAATAAAAACGGCTCAGGATCTCTACTATATGATCCTGGTATTAATGGAAAATCTCCTACTTCTACAATTTATGGACAATTTCAAAATATAGTTTTAGGAGATGAAAATACTGATTTTAATTTTGGGGGTACAACAATTACTGAATTTTATTCTATAACTGTTGATAGAGCTAGATATAAAGGTAACCTTTTACCAGGAACTTTAACCCTACTTATATCAGGTGGTAGAGGGGGAGCTTTAAGTTTAACTGATGATAGTCTATCTTCAACAACTACTACTTTTAATGAAGCTGGGAGAGTATACCAATTATTAAGTGGATCAGCAGGTAACGTAACTACAAATGCTATAACAAATCATTTAGGTATTACTTCTACAGCTGGTTATACCCCATCAGGATCATATGGACTGTTTTTACCAGACATTGGGACTTTACTCTTAAATCCTAAAGCTTTAGACTTAACACCCGCTTCAGGAGGTGTAAGTTTAGGAACTTTAAGAAATCCAAACTCTGATGATAATAACCCAACTTTACTATTTAATAGAATAAACGGAACAACAGCCCAGTCATTTACTCTGAACAGTCAAGAAAACATTACATCTGATTATGTCTTTATAAGAGCCAGAAACTCAGAATTTAATTATTCTACTAACCCATCATTTATATCAGGATCAACTGGAGCTGTTATATTTAATGACTTTATAAACGCCCCAACTACATATATTACAACTGTAGGTTTATATAATGATTCTAATGAATTATTAGCTGTAGCTAAATTAAGTAAACCTCTTAAGAAAGATTTCACCAAAGAAGCTCTTATTAGAGTTAAGTTAGACTTCTAATGAATGAGTTACTTAAAAACACTCACCAGTAATGATGTAATTGTAACACCGTTTACAGTTAATAAAACCTTTTCTGGGCAAGAGTATTATTCATACTTTACAGGTTCTAACATAGCTTATCCTTTAGCTGGGGGAAATGAAGGCACAGCTAGTGCTACTTTAGTATTTAATTCTATCAAACAATTATATTATAGTAACTATATATTTGGAAGCAATGGTTTAATTTCTAATGCTTCTACAGCTTCATTTAATTCTGATGGTACTATAACAGGTCCTGCTTATACTACAAATTATATAAATTCTTTACCTAATACTATAGGATCTTTAAGATATTATGTATCTAATGGAAATATTGGGGTTGTATCTATACCATCAAAATATTATGGTAATTATGTCCAACCTAACTCCCTCCAAATAACAATATCAGCTAGCTCTATCCCCTCAGGTTCTTATAGAGATGATGGAGAAGGAAATATAATATCATCTTCTACGCACGCTGGTAATATTATATATGAAGATGGAATTTTAATTTTTACAGGGACTGGTAGTGGAGTTGGAACAACATTCTCAGTTTCTAATATTGAATTTCAATCTTCTATAACATTATATGAGACTCAATATAAATGTACTATTAGAGCTAATGAATATAATTATTCATTAAATCCTTCATTACTAAAAAGTGGGTCAACTGATACCTACAAAGATTTTGTAACAGGATCTGATTTTTCACCTTATATTACTACTGTAGGACTATACAATGAAAACCAAGAATTGATAGCAGTAGGTAAATTAGCCCAACCTTTACCTACATCACAAACAACAGATACAACAATATTAATAAACATTGATAGATGAATTGGTTATATTATGAAGATGAGATTGTTAACATATCACAATTTCCTGAAGGAACATATGGATTTATCTACAAGGTAACTTATATTCCTTCTAATAAAATATATATTGGTAAAAAAGTACTTTACCATAATCAAAAGAAAAAACTTACTAAAGCTGAACTAGAATTATCAACTGGTAGAGGTAGAAAATCTCTATATAAAATAATTCAAAAAGAAAGTGATTGGAAAACCTATTATGGTTCCCAAAAAGATATTAAAGAATATATCACTCAAGGTAAAAAAGAAGAATTCAAACGAGAAATTATTCAATTTGTAAATAATAAAAAACTATTAACTTACTTTGAAACTAAATGGTTATTTATAAATGGGGTATTAGAATACCCAGATATGTTTTACAATGATAATATTTTAGGTAAGTTTTATAGAAAAGATTTTGATACCCAAGAATAGTTTTATATCTTTATACTTTGATGATTAATCACATCCTAGTAACTCTAGTTGATTCTGTCTTAGGGCAAGGTAGAAAAACATCAAATGGTAACTATGCTTATCATTGCCCTTTTTGCCATCACCATAAGCCTAAACTTGAAATAAATTTTACAGAAAACAAACAAGGACATAATCCTTGGCATTGTTGGGTTTGTAATACAAGAGGAAAAACTATAGTAGGACTATTTAAAAAAACAGAAGCTTCATCTGAAAAAATAGCTGAAGCTAAGTCTTATGTTAAGAGTGGATATGAAGTAGAAGAGACAATTGTTAAAAATCAACTTAACCTACCAGAAGAATTTACACCATTATACCCAACCCCAACAGGTATCTCTGCTAAACATGCTCTTTTTTACTTAAAAAAACGAGGTATAACTGTTGAAGATATTATTAAATATAATATTGGATATTGTGAGTTTGGAGAATATGGTAATATGATTATTATTCCATCTTATAACCTTAAAGGTGAACTTAATTTTTTTGTAGGTAGAAGTTTTGAAAAAGAATCATATAGAAAATATAAAAATCCTTCTGTTTCTAAAGATATTATACCCTTTGAACTTTTTATTAATTGGGAATCACCGATAGTATTATGTGAAGGTCCCTTTGATGCTATGGCTATTAAACGTAATGCTATACCATTATTAGGAAAACATATTCAAAATAACTTAATGAAAAAAATTGTCTCATCTAAAGTTAAACAAATCTATATAGCTTTAGACCAAGACGCCCAGAAAGATGCTTTAGGATTTTGTGAACAATTTATGAATGAAGGTAAAGAAGTTCACTTATTAGAAATGAATGGTAAAGATCCTTCTGAAATAGGATTTAATTCCTTTTTAGAAATATTACATAGATCTCAACCCCTAACCTTATCTGGGTTATTAACTAGAAAATTATTAACATGAGTAAAATAAAAAACTCTTATGGTAGGATATTAGAAATATCAGATGACCATAAGCAAATAACACTTCCTGATTCAAGATATTATAGACGAAATGGTGAGTATTATCCTTCTATAACATATGTTTTACAATACTATCCTAAAGGAAAATACTTTGAAGATTGGTTAAAACAAGTTGGATTCTCAGCAGATCATATAGTTAGAAAAGCAAGTGAGGAAGGTACTCAAGTTCATGAAATGATTGAAAATTATCTTAATGGTAAAGAATTAAATTTTTTAGATGAACATGATAATCCTAGATATAATCCTGATGTTTGGCAAATGTTTATTAAGTTTGTTGATTGGTGGGAAGAATATAAACCAACTTTAATAGAAGCAGAAGTCCATCTTTTCTCAGACAAATATAAAGTAGCTGGTACTTGTGACTTAGTCTGTGAATTAAATGGAGAATTATGGATTATAGACTTTAAAACTTCTAACCACCTTCAAACTACCTATGATTTACAAACAGCTGTTTACGCTCAATGTTTTGAAGAATGTTTTGGTAAAAAAGTAGATCGAACTGGAATATTATGGTTAAAATCTTCAAAACGAGGCTCTGCTAAAGGTAAAATGCAAGGTAAAGGATGGGAAATGTATGAATCTTC